TTTCTTTGAGCTTCTGGTAAGCCTCGTCTGGCTGTGTCGATAAAGTTAAGGTAAGGACTGCCAGTTCTGAAGCGAGCTTCAAGTATTCGTTGCCAAAGTCTGCGAGCTTCGACTGTATCTCTGACAATTCCTGTATTTGGATCTGTAAGGTTCCATTCTGTATCATTAATTACTGCCTCCATAAAAGCATCAGTGATGTTCACTGCATTAAAAAGATTAAAACATTTCCGATTGATGTCGCCACCAGTCGGTACTTTGAAGGATATAAACTCTTCAATATCTGGATGACTAACATCTAAGTATGCGGCATAGCTTCCTTTACGTGTCTTGCCTTGTTTGTAAGCTGTCATCTGTGCATCGACAACTTTCATGAAAGGGAGAGGGCCGGGTGCTTTGTCTGATACACCCCTGACATCGCCCCAATGTCCTCCAACGCCGCCCCCTTTAACAGACAGCCATGCTACCTCACCATTATGTTCAATAAGGCTATCAAGATTGTCCCCCACGTAAGTAAGGAAACAACTAATAGGCAAGCCCCGATTGTTTCGTACATCGTCAGGTGCGTTCGACAGCACAGGTGACGCAAACATAAACCAACTTTTTGAAGCATAGTCATAAATACGTTGCGCAAGATCGAGATCACCTCCACAATAGGCCACAGAAGCCCTTGCAAAGCTTTGCTGGGGGCTTGTTTCATGATCATACATGTAGTAGTCTTGCATGAGCTTAACAGCTTGTTCACTGAGGCGACTATCTCTTTCATAATCAATCGTTATCCCAAGATATTGTGTCATCGAATTGGCTCTCCAGAGTTTCGTATTGTTCTTCAATTAAATCCGCACATCTGTTAACAATATCTTCAGACGTTAGCTCTAACAGTTCGACAAGGGACACCTCGTCCAACTGCTGTAGTTTTTCTTTCAGTTCATGGATTGTTAGCATAAAGCGGAACCATCCATTTTAATACAACTCGATCAATTTGTCAAGATAATGACGAGCTTTTTTAAGGTCAGTCTTGCCACCTTTATCATCACATCTCGCTACGTACTTGATAATATTGCACTGAAGATACCCCAAGAACTTTTCTTCTGACACCCATGCTTCCATAGCATCCCAAGGCTGTATAGACTTGTTTGTGTAATGATCACCAGCAACTTGACGATCACGGGCTAAATCGCAGTCAAACTCTTTAGCCATTGCATTCAAATCAATCACTTCTTTCTCTCCTCTTTAGTCTTTTTGTCATGGCATGTTTTACAAAGCACTTGTAAATTATCAGCCTCACAGAATAGATTTTTACAAAAATTAGGAAGGTCTGAATACTTTGTTAGTGTACCTGCTGGCTTGATGTGGTCTACGTTCACCTCTGTAGACTTGTAAAGCTTAGTACAGCTTGCACACTTGTATACCCACTTAGTACGCTTATCAGATCCTTTATAAGGCTGTTTAGCCTTGTCCATCACATGATAGCGTACCGGGTATTTAATCCATGCTCTTCGCAATGCAGACCTGATAAAGCTAAAGTATCGTGCTGTTGTCCACGTATTCCCAGCCTTGTTCTTTACACCTCTGGTCACGCAACAGCCTCAACCGGAGGTACAAAGCTGTCGTCAAGGCTACGTAGCATGTACAGAAGATGACCGTTCTCAACAGCTCTGTCGTAGCCTAACAGCTCGACACATGTTTCCCACATCTCCTGTTCGGTTTTGTCTTTTAAAAGCTTTTCAGCCTTCACCTCACCGATGCCACGTACACCAACAATGTTATCAACACGATCACCTGTTAGCATTTGCTTGTAGAACTTAAACAAACCCTCAGTCTTATCAATGTGATACAGCGATTTCTTAGAAAAGTTATAATGCCAGCCGGGGACTTGATCGAGGTCTTTGTCAAGGCTCACGATCACGCTAGACTCTCCTAGCTCAGTCGCCCGGACAGCCAGCATATCATCTGCTTCGATACCCTGTGACACTGTGGCCGCCCATGCGTCAACTAAGTATTCCCGTAACAGATGATAATGCACTGGCTTTTCTGACTTGCGATTGCCCTTGTATGGTACAGTGACTGCAATGTCATTACGGAAGTTCTCTTTACCAGTTAGGTGAAGTTCCCATGTCTGAACGTCATGAAGTTCTAGTAACAGCAAGTCTTCCAAGAAGTGAGCCATCGTAGTGATGGCTACACTCTCAGATTCCTCATTGCATGCGAACCCAATCCGGTAGTTCAGAATATCTGCATCAATAAGGGCATGTTGCATTACAAGATCTCGTCATCATCCATTGAGACAGCTTCGTCAGAGGCATCGCCTTCAAACGAAACAAGCTCAGTGACTACGAGCTTTTTGAGGGACGGACTACGTCCAGCCTTGTTCTTCCAGTTCCAATCGTAGAACCCGACAAGTGCAACAGACTGTGAGCCGTTACCGATGCCAATCCCTTCAATGACTTCGCCATTGCCGTCATACGCACGGATAGGATTGTTAGACTTACAAGTGATGAAATATCCCTTGCCATCTTTTTGACCCACTGCCAGCCCCATAGATTCTAAGGCAGAGACAGCAGAGTCGGAGAGATTGCACAAGTCCACTTGGTACTTGTTTGACATCTCGTTCTTACGATCCATGTAAGCCCACATGATGTCAGCTTTGATTTTTACTTTAGATGTGTCATTCATAGTCATTGTCCTCTTTGGTGACTAAAAGAATATTATACCACACAATCAGTGTGTTTCAAACCAATTTTTACCGATTTTTGATTCGGCATCTACTGGGCATCGAAAGCCCAAGGTAGTCCCGGCTTGTGAGGCCGCATCACACATGATTTGTGCAACTTGTTCACCATTACTCTCCGCTGTTTCAATTTGAATTTCATCATGCACAAATGCAACCTGCTGTACAGGTAGTCCTTGTTGCTTGAAGGCCTTGTGCGCTTCAATACACCACTGTTTTGCAATGATAGCCCCACATCCTTGTAGTAGTGAATTAAGTGCGGCATGTTCTGAACGCACCAGTATTCTTCTACCATCGAGGCCCGGTACATACCCTTTACTCGCCACTTTCTGTACTTTTTCCATAAGCTGTCGTAGCTTAGGGGTGTTAGAATAAAAACGATGCAACACTTCATTCCCTTCTTTTGCCCCGCCTCCGACAATACTGCCAATCTTTGATGGCCCTGCACCATACAATGTTGCATAGATAAGGGTCTTTGCTTGAGGGCGTGTGATACCTGCGGCATCAGCATTCTTTTGATGGATGTCGCCATTTAAAAGCTCCTCTGTCCATTCCTCATCCTGCATGTAATGTGCTAAGCATCTCAGCTCAATACCTGCAAGATCTGTACCAACTAATACATTGCCCTCATCGACAGTGAATAGTTTACGGCATTCTGATCCGTAGGGGCTGTTAACGCTTGGTACTTGTCCCAGATTGGGATTACGATGCGTCATACGTCCTGTAACAGCTCCGTTGGTGATAATACCTCCATGTACACGATTGTCAGTTTTATCGACATATTTGAGCCATGAGTCGATTAGACCGACACGTTTTTGAAGCATTAGATACTCAGCAATTAGCTGTGCTTCAGGTATATCGATTCCTTTCAATGTACCCTCATCAACGATAGGCTGACCCTTCTCTGTGTGCTTTGTAGGCTTCCATCCAAGAGTCATCAGCCGTTCGCTAATCTGTTTACGTGATGCAAGATTGAAGATTGTTACTTTATCCTTCAGTCTTTTACCAGTCTTTTCAGACCAACGTTCTTCAACAATTGGCGGAAATACTGACTGCACCTCGTCTTCAATAACGCCCATTCGATCCGACAGTTCAGCACGAAGAGTCTCAGCATCACCAGTATCCAGTTTGAAACCGTTGTCTTCCTGCCGTTTGCAAATGACTGCGATTTCGTGTTCCAGTAGTATACTCTGCGAGGCATCTTTCCAGTCCTTAAAACTGTGCATAAGGTGCTTGTAAAGTTCACGAGTGAGTCTAACATCTTGGATGCAATACTCTTGCATTTCATCAGATAGTCCACTATCAAAATCCTCAAAGGCAAAATCAATCTTCTGATTCCCAAGACGCTGACCCCAAGCCTTGAGGCTGTGACCGCCTTCGAGCTGTGGGTTCAAAAGCCTTGAAAGAATCAATGTGTCTACCGCTTTCGATTTCTGTATCCCAATGTTCCAAACTTTCCGCAACACTGGTGCATCGAAACCAATTAAGTTGTGACCGATGATTTGATCGTATTCCTTTACCAGTGGTGCTAGTGTGGTTGGATCTGTATGACATTGCACTACTCCTGTCTCAACATCCTGTGTTACACAAAGCCAAATCGTGCTGTGGACACTGTTCGTCTCGATGTCCAGTATCAGTTGTCTGGTTGCGGTATTCATTCATAACCTCTTGTATTACCGGAACGTAAGTTTTAAACCATTCGCCTTTACGATCAAGGCATTGCGGATGTTTCTCTAACAGTCTGTGTATTGAACTCTCTGCCGCATGTCGATCATCGAAGTGTTCTGAATAGCATAACACATAATCCCGGAACGGTGAAGAGGTTTGGTAATCTTTTAACCGACTTTCAGCACTAACCGCCTTTCCGACTTTGTACCAGTTCTCCCATGCCATGTTACGAATAACATAAACATCACCTTGGACAACTTCGTCAAACATAGCTTCGACATTTCTTTTAATATTATTGGCAATCTCTGCTGTACAGGTTAGTCCCATTGCTTTGTATACGCCCTCATGCCCTTCTAGGTTGTAGATATGATGAAAGGGATGATTTGGGTTGCCTACCCGATATCGCTTACCTTGTATGGTCATTCGGGTTTTGTTTTCCAAATATCTACTATATCTCATAAAGCTTCCTCATCAATCTCTTTCATACGCCCGGTGTCACCACTATACAGCAAAGCACAGGCTTTACCAGTGGTTCCGCAGAAACGATTCTTCAATACCCGGACATGTGTAGTGTTACGCTTTACAGTGTCTTCAGCCTGACCATCACGCTCTAGCCCTAGCACCATGTCAGAGAGCTGTGCAATTGATGCAGAGCCTCTGAGCTGGGACAGGGACGTTGCCGCACCCTCTTCATGTCCTTTGTTTTCTGGCCTACGCAGATGGCTGACACAGACTAGACAGATGCCTGTCTCCTGCACCAGCATCCGAAGCTTAGTCATGATTTCATCAATTGCTTTACGTTCATCCCCGTTAGACTGAGCAGACACAATGATAGAAATATGATCGACAAACACATAATCGCATCGGGCAACCTTGGCAAGGTAGCGTACACGGCTGACGATATTATCAACATCACTGGAGCCGAAATGATCAAAGAGATACAGACGATCTGTACCAAGTGTCTGATTAAATGCATCGTCTTTTTCCTGTTGGGTGGATAGGGTGTCTGGTAGGTGCAAAGGCTTGTTAGCCGCTAACGACATCAGCGACAGCCCAGTTTTACGTGTAGATTCTTCTAAGAACATCAGTCCGATATTGGCTGTAGTGTTCTGGATGATGTGCCAGATCACTTCACGTAAGAACTGACTCTTCCCTAGTCCAGAGCCTGCAGTGACCGTTACCAGCTCTTCTTTACGCAACCCATACGTCAGCTTATTCAATCCAGCAAACGGATAGTCTACGTCAGACTTCTGAATAGGACGCATCACCTCATCGTAGAGATTGGAGCCTGCAACAATACCATCAGGTGTCCAACGCTCTGCATGGCGTACAGCATTGATGTATTCAGCACTGCGATTGTTCTGCAGGAAGTCTGAAGCATCTTTCAGGCCATTGACAGCCACTACGCAGGATGCCTTGTGACTAAACAGCTCTGCACACTGCGCCTGAGCTTCTAAGCCGGGCTTATCTGAGTCAAAATGGAACACCACATGATCAAAGCTATCCAGATACTCATAGTTGGCTTCACAGTCCTTTAGAGCTGTCTGAGCGCCATTGCGTACAGAGACACAGGCCACCTTACTGGCTGTAAGCATCTGGTAGGCTGACATGGCATCAAACTCACCTTCAGTGACCAGAATAGTCTTACCGCCTGAAGGGAACTTATCCTGTCCAAAGAGTTCTGTACTAGCACTCCATTGACCCTCAATCTTAAACTTCTTTTCAGACTGACTACGGATCTTTGCGGCTTGATTGCGATTGTATGGAAATACAACATCATCACCTCTCAATCCAACACCAAACACCTCACAGGTGTGATAGTTGAGTTTCCTATCACGTAAGTCAGTGTAAATTAGCCCCTCAGACGCACTGTAAGCCTCTGTATCGGACGATCTCTGTTTAGGGGTAGTTGCCCTACTAGGCATACGTATTACCTCTGCTGTTGACCCTGTTTTCTCAGGGGGAATATTAGAGCCACAGCTAAAGCAGTGACCCCATCCATTGTCATTGATTGCAAACGCATCTGAGCTGTCACACTTCGGACAGCCTACATGTGTATCTACGAACGCCATTACAGTTTTCCTAAGTAGTGTTCCAGTTTTTCTTTAGCCTTTGAGACGCACGAAGAGAGATTATCTAGCTCTTCATCTTCAATGTCCCCTGTGTCATGGATGAGCTGACTAGCCATCAGCAGGTGATAGCCTGCTTCTTTCAACAAAGGCTCCATCGCCATTTTAACTCTCTGTTCAATCATAGTCCATAGACTCCGAAATCATGTCCTGTCCTAACAACTGAGCGGCTGTGTTGTTGCGCTTGCGAAGATACTCCATTCGATTCTCTTGGTGACGGCAGAACTCTGAGATTTTCTGTACAGAGTCTGTACCGATTGCCAGCGTTGATAAATACTCTTCAAGCTGATCGATAGTGTAGATTGGATTCATTGTCCTAGCTCCTGTAGGTATTCGTTGTAACGGGCTTCGATGTCTTTACCGAAGATGGAATAGTATACATTCTCTACTGCTAGATTGTCTAGCTCTTTAACACGATGAATCTCTTCAATGATTTCATTGATGCAAAACTTCAACGCCTCATCGTACTGGTCATCACAGCCTGTCTCGCTATCAACTGGCATTTGGAAACACCTCTTCTAAAGTTTCATCATACAATGCCTGCAACTGCGCTTGAAAGTCTTGTAGCATGTCAAGCATTGTCACATCGTCTAAGTTGTTAAATTCATCGCTTAAAAGAATCCAACCTTCACCGACATTGTTATTCCACATCAGCTTAATTGGTGCTTCACTACCTGTTTGAATGTTCATTTTCAAAATGCTCCATATTGTCCTGTACACGTTGAAGGATGACATCAGTGTGTTCTTCCAAACACGATTGTAGTGCTTGTTTCAGATCCTGTACCGATGACTCTGTGATGTTGCACAGTGTATCGTCCCTGCCGTCAAAATAGAACACACGCCTATCCAGCTCCCTAATCAGGATGATGGTGCTGATGTTGTCTAATCCGTAGACTGAGTCCATTTGGTTATCTCCTGTTCCAGTCTGTTAGAGTGAAACGATGACGGGATGGCCTTGCCTTTCACTGGTGCAAGACTGTCTGCCATCGACTTAAATACATCGTACATCAACGGGCTGTCATAGTCAAACGAATACTCATCAGCTAAAAACATAGCCCACTTGTATGCACTCTCACCTGTCAAGCCTCCGGTAACAGAGCAACGATGTACTGTTGGAATCCTACCTGCCACTATATAGCTCCTTTAACAGCTCTATATACAATCTCTAATACCTCTTTAACAGTTCTATGTATTAATATACTTAAGGCTGTTAAAGTATATTTAGCTAAATAGCTGTTTTAGCTACTTAGTCTATATAGAGAGGGTATCATTGATTGTCGTAGCTGTCAACCTCATCATTGACATCCATTAAATCATATCTTTCAACAGCTTGGATATCATTGCTAACACTCTTGTAACAAGTGTTACACAGATCTAAGAATTCACCTGTAACACTACTCTTGCGTGTTGATTCAAAATTATTCAGCTCTGAATTACATGCTTTACATCTCATGGCTTCACTGTCCCTTTGTTTGTTAGTGAATTGTGGATGGTATAGAACTTGTAAAGCTGTGTCAACTGTTTTGTCAAAGCAGGGTGCAACAGTCCCTAAATCGTGGGCCTCGCTGTCCCTTATATATATGTTATACACTTTTTATTCTATATCCTGAAAATTTCAAATATCTGAAGAGGGGAGGGAAGCACCGGATTGGTGCATCGATCGTTCGCTATCGATACGAATATAACGATAGGAAAAGACAATTAAAGATATTGTGGCAAGTTGTTGCCGCTTTATGCTTATAATGTGTCACCGGACGAAATCCGGATTCTTAACCATTCGCAAAGGAGCGATAAATTA